GTCTTGCCCGGGGACTAGATTGGTCTCATCAATCTCAATAAGTAGGTTTCCTGAAAGCGCTCCATTGTCCACCGCCATACGATAGAAACCATTCATAAGCAGCTGCGTGTCGGACATGTTTTCGGCTACGCCGATACCGAAGAAACTATACGGGTTGAGTTCGTAGGGTACTGCCATAAAGGGGATGCGAGCAGGAGTGAACGGATTAAGAACTAGCCGTAGGATCTGCCCATTGCAGACCCATGCGTTTACTTGCAGCTCATCTAAATCTTTAAGAGATTTAGGGATATCAATATCAGCTTGCTCTGCCAGCTCAGCATCAATGACGCCCCAGTATTCTAGAACTTCGTAACGATCTATGTGGCTATCCAAATCGCTTTCGTCCAGCGTATCCTCCCAATATTCGCGCACATAATCTGGGCCCATGTCTACGCAAAGCTCAATGCTTTCTTCGCGGAAATGTGGCCGTTTCTTTAGCGCTCTAAGCTGGGTGCGGCTAAGCCTGTGCCGCTGGATAACATACTCCGCTTCGCTCATGTTTCGGCTGGCGGGATCTGGATAAAAATCCCAGATAGAAACGTATTCTACCCGAGGAACTGTTTCGAACAGTGGGTCATACTTACCTGTCTCATCCCAGCGTGGAAACTCTTTGTCTGTTAAAAACGGACCCTTAAGAACGCCTGTACCAAACAAGCAAGCCTCGAAGGCTACTGAGCGTAGGTGTTTAGATGCTTCGCTTTCCTCAAGCTGATCGTGCATCTTCTTTTCTAAAAGCTGTGCAGCTCTCTTAGCTGGCTCATAAGTAATGGAACCGGGAGCTGTCCCGGGGCCAGCTTCTAGCTCTTCCTCATGTGGGCCCAGCGCATCTTTGTAGACGCCAAGATCTTTAGCTATATCTGGGCGAGCAATTGTGCCGGGTATTTTGTAATCTACGCCGACTGTGTCTTTGATCTGTTCCTCAGTCACCCTCCCAGGATTTATAGAAACAGCATCTGCTACGTTGTTTGGGTTTTTGCGAGCTTGCACTCCAATAGGAAAGCGAGCTCCAGCAAACAAAACATCTACAACTTGGGCATACGCAGCAAGTACTTTAGTCTTTGTAATCTTAACAAACGCTTTAGATTTCTCAGTGTCGGTGAACTGCACATCTGAGCTATAGATCCCACGATAGTTTTGGTAGCCAAGCGTCCAACGCTCTTCATCCATTCTACGGTGATCTTTAGCGTCTTTGTAAGCAGAACCTATATAGGATATTAACCCACGGTATTCTTGGTTTTCTATCTCAGGATTACCGTCTTCATCCAAGGATACCACCTGATCTGTATCGACCTGATCATCGCTTGGGGTAGCTGTGGGTTTGTCCATAAGGGCCATATTAATATCCAAATACTGCGTCTGAAGGTCTGTAGACAGGCTTCGGTACTCCTCGGCCCATATCGAAAGGACTTAGAGATCTAGGTCGGCTCATAATGCCGTAGCGAACACTGTCGTAGGTGTGGTCTGATCTGTACCTTGCATCGATGTCATCACTGCCCTTTGGGCAAGAAGGAATTACGGGTAAGTCTGCAATAATCTGTCTGCAATTATCAAAGAACACGATACCGGGCATTTCTGTGTCGGGGTCTACTTTTAGCACTTCGTGAAAGCGGTTCTTGCCAGCGACCCGAGCGCCAGCGGTGCGGTCACTGGGTCTCCATCTGCAGCCTATAGAAATCATTTCTTCAGCTATTGATGGGCCAATCTGTCCGCGATTGTGCCAACAAGAACTATCCAGAATACCGTAGGCCATCTTCTCGCCATACTCGGCGTCCATCACAGCTATAGCTAAGTCTTTGCCAGTGTGCTTGGAGAGGTATAACTCTCGGTAAACTATCAGCGTCTCAAAGGATGGATCTATCGCAAACCAATGAACTGCGCTGAAACTAGAGTAGCCGTAATCACATGACCTAAATCTGCGCCAATCGTGGGGGATATCAAACGGCTCCACAACGTGAATATTCTGCCTAAACTCTGGGAAAGCAGCTCCATCAGCAACTCCCCAATCTCCTTCAAGAAGTTGTCTGCGCTGGTTCTCTGGCAGAGATAATAGGTTGGCTTCATATTGTCCGCCTTCAACTAAATACGGATTGTCTTGCAAACTTGCCGGGATAAATCGTCGGTAGAAAAGCGGCTGTCCTGCCTTCTCATGATTGGGCGGATAAATTAGATCCTTGCCAGTTTCTATGTCAGTCGCAATAAAAGGTTTATTTGCGGGAGCAGGATCAATAAACATCCGCTTAACCCACCCATGTCCGGGGCCACCCGGGTTAGTTGTGGCGCGTATGAATATGGGTAAATCAGGATCCGTAGTCCGTAATCGAGAGCGCATATAATTAAATACATATGGACTAGGATGCTGCGTGAGCTCATCGAAAGCTATGTAGCTAAAAGCCTGACCTTGGTAACGCAGAACATCATCGTCCCGCTCGAGGTAGGTCATCCACAGTTTAGCCCCACTAGGAAATACCCATTGGGACTTTTTCTCCATCCATTTAGCCCCGGGGTATGCAAGGGGATAAAGCTCTTGAGATTTGTATATAAGTTCTCTTAGCTCGTCATTGGTGCGGCGAAGAATAAGGCCACTAAAGTTTTTGTTTCCGAAGTACCTTAAGGGGTCTGCAAGCAGCCCGTAGCTCTTACCTCCCCCGGCGCTTCCTCCATAGAGAACCTCGCGTTCCATAGCTGCGAGGAACTCTGTTTGTGGACCCGCATTAGGTGTAAAAACCACCTCACGCTCACTTGGAGCCGCCTCGAAATCTAATGTGTCCGAAAGCGGTGGAGGCGCGGGGAGCTCGCTGTGTATCGGCTGAGCGACATCCTCTGGGGACTCTTTTTTTTTGTAGTCTACCCAGTTAGCGAGCTTCTTCTCTTGCATGGCCAGAACGCGCTTTGCATCTGCAGCCTTACGTTTAACTTTAGCTTTGGCCTTCTCAGGACCAGTTTTAGGAGCATACTTTTTGCGCTGTTTGCGCTGGGACTTTTCGCGAGCGTTTTTAGGGTCAGTTCCCCGGCGGTCTTTCCAGATTAGGTTAATGCCTTGGTGACTAATCTTCTGACCAGTTTTCTCTGAAAGGTAGGCAGCGGTCTCTCGCAGAGAGCCCTTAGCGTCTATGAAATCCAATGCTTCTTTTATGTACGGCACAAACTCAGGATTGGGTACGAGTACGCACGGGTCATCCTCTGAGGGCATGTAGCCAAACGCTATCCTAGCGCTTTTATTTGCTCGCCGTTTTGGCGGGAAGTCGGGATCACTCATCTTGTTTCGGAGGTAAGATAAACAAACCGCCTTCAGCTCCTTTAATCTCCAGCGTCTCTTTCTTCACAACGCCAGCTCGATCTAAGATCTCTTTAGATGCGGCCACAAGGTTACGCGCCCCAAGCACATTAGGATCCTGTAATAAACCAACCATGCTGGCAGCTGCTTTGGGAGCGTTTACCGCCATCATCATAGAGGCTGCAGCAATCACATCGTCTTGTATGGGGCGGATAGCTTCTCTAATACCAGTGGCCTCAGAGTACCCGGCCATAGTCATTGCTGTGCGGAGATCTCCATTGGCCTCACCAGTAAGCTTATCGAGGAATAGCTCCTGTCGCTCTGTGAGCGGCTTTTTCTTCTTTTCCATAGGTTACCTTAAATATACAAATATTAAACCCACAGCCCCGGTCATAACGATCCAAAACAATCGTTCAGCAAAGGCTATGGTTTGACCGCGCTTAATACTGGTCTGCTCTATCTGATCCATGCGTTGGTCTAATTTATTGAAAGTCTCATCGACACGATCAAGACGCTTGAAAAGCGATATCATGCGCTCTTCCATTCTGGCCATTTGGACAATTGCTTCGGATAAGGTATCCAACTTGTCCTCCATGCGCTTCAATCGCGCATCAGTCATTTCTTTTTAGCCTTATTCTTTTTAGAATTTGGCCATCCAGCTTGCATGTTTTTGTAAGCTTTAGGGGACACGGTGCTTTTCTTTTTTGTCCTCGATGTCCCAGCTTTTTTACGGGCATTCATATTTTTGACTAGTGACATTACTTGCGCCTCGACTTCTTACCGCTACATTTCCATTTAGCCCTAGATAGCCGTAGCGGACTATTTGGGTTTTTAGCTGCTTTGGGATGCTTCTTCATCTGCCCGTGAGAACGGGCGCAGTAGCTGTCTCCCCGCTTTGTTCCGGGAGCAATGCTGTAACCCTTTGCCCCGTATTTCACCGTTTTCTTACGGCCCGTCTTGGGGTTCTTAACTGTCTTGGAATACTTCTTCTTTGTGGACACGGCTACACCACTACATTGATCACATTACCGAGAGAAACCTTCGGAACTAGGCGAGAAAATCGGTCATATGTAAGGTCGTGCGCTGTCGGCGGTGCAACCGCCGGGATAAGGTTCTTATTGTAACAAAGTGCTATAGGGATATTCGCTGGCTGAGTGTCACGAAATGCTGGTGGGCGATACATAGAAGATATGCCTGTTATGTCAGAAGCCATCCGATATACCTTTCATGATATCCTTGATTGAAATCTTAGCTTTAGCATTTGGTGCGTAACGACATTGAAACTGACGAGGACACTCGGTGAACGATCTCTGAACGTAGTGGTAAGCTATTGTCTGGTTTGGTCCTCGATAGACACATACCTTGCCATCTACGCCCTCTGTACGCTTCCATAAGCTGCAGGTAACGTATTCGGGGTTCACCAAAGAGCCTATTAGGATAAGCGGAAGAACTACGTTCATAGTGCTAACGTCAGGAGGTATATACCTCCCCCCAGCACACTTAGAATTGCTAAAGATAATCCGCCTATAACGGCGTTGTTAGCAATCTGCCTTTTAGTCTCAATTCGAGCGTGTTCTTGTTGCCGCCGCTCCTCACGCATCTTCTTACGCATATCAGAGAGCTCGTCGTATGTGCCATGACCCCATTTCATGTCCAACATGAAGCGAATCTGCTTTTCGCGATCTAGCAGCGTTTTCTTATGCATAAGGATTTTTATAGACTCAGCGTCTATATTATCCGTACCTGCAGACATTTTTTCGAGAAACGTAGGCTGTTTTCTTTGGCGCTCAGCTGCATTTACATCTGCACAGGCACCATACCAATCCCCCAAAGTTTTCGAGATGGATTCGACATCCTTGGCAGTGCCGATAACTTTCTTAAAAGTGGAAAATGCCAGACCAGCGGCAGTCATAGCAGAAAGAGGGTCAATCACTATCAGCCCTCCCCAGAGCTATAATTAAAGAGCCACTCCGTAAGTCGGGAGAGGTAGACAATTCGAATGGCCCCAGCCACCAAACTTAGCTAGCATTTGATCTAATTCACCGGGCACCGTTTCACGGCACTCTTTCTCACTCTCAAAAAGGTTTGTATTGCGGACCATTGCTTGGCAGCTGTGTATCGAATGCAAATTCGTACAAATCAGTATTACCCCGATCCACATCTCATATTCCTACCTTTTGTTGTGATATAAAGCGTAGTAGATTTCGCCACGACTTAGACCTATGTCCTCAAAATCTTTCTGTGTCATATGCTCTAGTGTTTTTAGATGTTTAATCTGCCAATACGCCGCTCTCCTACGTTGGTGAGCGACAATTGATTTCAAGATAGCTTGTAAGAATTTACGCATAATAACCTAATTTACGGTGTGGCGTACAAATCATAAATTTACGGTGTGGCGTACAAATCATCTTAATAAACGTCTTACTTATGGTAGTATTTAATACCCGTTATGCCTTCTTAGCAGTCTTCTTCTTAGCCATGCCACCATGCATCATCTTCGGCGTGGTCTTCTTAGCCATACCGCCATAATTCATCTTAGCAGACTTCTTCTTGTCCTTCGGTGGCCGACCAACCTTGCTTCCGTAAGTTCCCTTGCCTTGTGGCATCTCAAGTGCTCCTAAATACAGTTATCTGGTAAACCCTCATCAACGCTCTTATCCTTGGTATCCTTGGATGCGGAATCAAAATTATAGAAATCCCGGTAGCCGCTGAAGATGGTAGCTTTCTCTCTAGCTTGCTTTGCAGTGATCAGGCCCTCCTCTACGAGGAGCTCCCTTACACGCTCTAAAGTTAGATGTTGTCCCGTGGCTTGCTCGATGGCCGCACGGATGTAGATCAAATTGATCATCTAATATCCATTATATCATATTTAAGGCTGAAGTCAACAGTAAGGGTATTTACAAAGTGAGCTATTCATGATATAGTGGGAAGTACACTCCCGGGCGGTAATATATATAGAGCCCTACTTTAAAGCTTACGCTTAAGAGTATGCCGCCTTAAGACGGCTTAAATCTTCCCACATAAGCTCTTCGGTAAAGTAGGAGCCCTTGCGCCTAAACGCCCCTCCGGGGCATAGGCGCGTAAGGGCGTCCCTCGATAGAATACGAATTAATGAATTATCAAAGCAGATCAGCACAAACTGGTCTGCTTTTTTAGTTTCAATCTTAAAATAAAGAGAATTATAAGGGGCTGGTTGAATACGGGCCGATTTAACCTCTACAGAGAAATACTGTCCGCCCGGGGACCGGGCCCAGATGTCCGTACCAAATCGGTCTACAATAGAACACGGTATGCCGCATCTTTCTAGGTAGTAGCTCGCCAGTATCTCCCCCGCCCGACCTCTTGAGCGGTTCGTAGCGGGGCCAGAGGCCTCTGCCAAGTGATCCGGGAAAGCTATCAATCATCCATGTCCACATCGAGCAAGTCATTCACATCGACATTAAACATATCATCCACTAAATTCGCATCCTCAAGACGGTTCGCGCAATCCCTTACACGCTCAGAATGCCGATTGAGCTCATGAGCCACACAATACAAGTTCTGATAGTCCTCAGAGTACTTCCCGAGCTCAATAGTCTCATCAACCATGCTCTCAAAACGGTACTGCTCATGTATCGGATCATCATCACCCAATGGATGGATCAAACAATCAACCACTAAGCCCGTATCGGCATCAAAACTGAGGGAATTGGACACATCAACCTGATTAGCTATCTCAATCTTCCGAGATTCCATAGGTATACTCTTTTTATAGCCAAACTACCTTAGCATATACATTAGTATATACATTAAGTCAATGCTTTGGGGCCTATATTTACAGCAATACCGCCGAATATTCGGGCTGAATAAAAATAATAGTGACAGAAGGAGATTTGTGGACGAGGTTTACAGGTGAGTTTTTCTAAAATTGGGTAAGAGTTGTATACGCTAACGGCACTAGGGGGGGGTGGCGC